GTTATATTTCGTCGCTAAAGAGAATTATATCTTTTGTCATAATTGTGGGTGGAGTGGTTCTCCTATTAACTGGGTTCAAGAAGTAACTGGTAAGAATTATATTGAGATTATAACTGAATGTAAGGAGTTTAATACATTCACTATTCCAGAAGAAAAGGTTAATCCTCTAATACCAGAAAAACAACCAGAATCTCTTCCGGGTGATTGTATTAATTTATACGACAACCTTCAATACAGTTTCTATAGTCACGAAGAAATGGTAACACATGCAATTAATACATGTAATAGTAGAAGATTATTTACAGCTATAAATAAGCCGAAATCCTTATGGTTTTGCAGAGATGATTTTGTTCATAAAAATAGAATTATAATTCCTTTCTATGAAGATAAGAATATATTATTTTATCAATCTCGTAAATTAGAACAAAATAAAAAAGATAAAAAACCAAAATATTTATCTAAAATAGGAGCTGATAAAACAATATTTAATTTTGATAATATAACAAATGAACTAGACTATATTTTTATATTCGAAGGCCCTATTGATAGTTTTTTTGTAAAAAATGGAGTAGCTGTAGGAGGTATTAGCAAAGGTCGTTCATGCTTTACTAAGAGACAAGAAAAACAAATACAACAATACCCGTTTCACAAGAGAATATGGGTATTAGATAATCAATGGTGTGATGAGACTGCAAAAGAAAAAACTAAATCTCTTCTAGGTCAAGGAGAAGAGTGTTTTATCTGGCCTAAAGAATTTAAACAGTATAAAGATTTTAATGATGTGTGCGTAAAAATAAACCGTGACAAAATCTCGTCACGGTTTATAATTAAAAATAGTTTTAAAGAACTAAAAGGTAAACTTTTACTGTGTCAAATATAACCCAGGTAAGCTAGATCATCAACACTCATACCATCATTATCATCAGCAGGTGCTGGAGCATTTACCGGGGTACCAGCTGCTTCTGCAACTCGCTGCGCCTCGATCCAATTAGCTAATTCGTTCTCGGCAGCTTTTCGTGCTGCTTTCGCTGTATTATACGCCTCTTCAAGTCGATCGACTTCAGCTTGCTCGGTATCTGTCATCTTAGGATCATCTGGTCCTGGAATCGCTTCTTTCCAAGTTGTACGTGCTGTAGTTGCCGCTGCAGTTAAGTCATCTACCTTTTTAGTTAATTCTGCTTTTGTTGCCATAATCTTAATTATTTATGTTTTTCTATATATAAGTTTTTGAAAATCTGATTCAAACTAGCTAATCGTTCACAAATATCTAGAATCTCTGATTTAGTAGCATCTGATACTCCATCAAAAATTGTCCCGGTTTTATTATCTGTTCGTAAATACCCTAACACACTATCAGTACCACCGTTTAAATAGTCAACAACTTCGTCAATATTATCAACCCACTCTTGTAATTGAGATAGCTCATTCGCAGTATTCGGTTGATTGTCTTGTACATCTTCAAAATCACTAGCGTTATCTGGTTCGTCTAAACTACCTGCAAACGACTGGGCATCATCCGCTGGATTTGCATCAACTGCTGGAACCTCATCTTCTTTTAATACAGATAAAAATTTATTTTCAAACTTTCCCATGTAAGTATTTATTAAATACTTATGATGAAAGGCATACTTTTCGAAGATTTATATATGTACACCAACAAGTATTGGAAGGATGTTAAGTCTAGACACGTTCGACCAACTACTAAAACTCTTGCTGACATCGCAAAATCGAGTCCAGAAACATATAATAAAGTTAAAGCAGACCTAGTACCGTTCCCTGGTGATCATGCGGTAGAACAATTAGGATCAGCATTTAAAAGTATATCTGACGCTACTTATCTTTTGAATCAATTATTCGAAAACCCTATTGTCCGTTCGGACGAAAAAACTAAATTATCCGTAAATAAGAAGTTGCAAAAAATTCAAGATATCATAAAATCGGTAGCGGACGATTTAGATCATGATGGCGCAAATAATTCGTAGTTTAATTTTTTTAATAATAATTTCAAGTAGCATAGGAGGTATATATTATTTCTTTAACCCTACACTAATCTCTTTTATACAAGCATCTATTTTTGCATGTGCTGTACAAATAATATTTTTTATATTATACAATAATATACTTAGATATATCGCAAGACTACAACTCGAAAAAGAAGCATTATCTCTAGCACAACTCGCAAGTAAAAACATGGTAATGATTGAATGTCAGGGTTGTAAGAAAGTAAACAATATTAGTATTGACCTTACAGAAGAAAATACGTTTGAATGTGATAAGTGTAACGCAGAAAATAAAGTACAAATAGATATAAGCACAATACTACCGACAAATATAATATATGATAAATAAGACAGAAACAGAAACAGACTATTCACCACTAGCTCGGTGGATGTGTCTATACGAAGCAGTTAATATTATATCCGACAAAGCAGAGAAAACTGGATATACTAAAGATTGTTTAAAACCAATTCCAATTAACAAATATATTAACGAGAGATATCACTCTGTATTAAAAGATATAGAGTACGAATATAAGCAAGAGAAACTACAGTCGACTGTTAATAGTAGTCCCCATATACATCGTCATTAGTCCCGTAGTCAAAATATGTTGACTGTTCGGTATCTAAATCATTGATATAATCTGTTTCTATAGCAGTAAGTGGTCCAACTCCGGAAGCATCTGTAACCATGGTAGAACCAGCCTCTGCAGGTATTCCTGGTAAGAATGTATGGTCGTTCCGACGAGCTTTTAATTTAAAGACATAATGGCCTTGTAATTGATTTATCTCACCAATCAATTCATCCATACGCTCAGTAACTTCAAATATTTTACCATCGCGGCCGCCAGTTCGATCATCACCATACTCAGTTAATTGAAAGGCATCTCCTGCTTTTGGTAATGAAGCAGAAACTGAACCAGCATAAGATGATATATTTTGTTGAAATGTTTCTATATCTATTACTGCGTCTATTTCATCATCTGAAATCAGACCATATTGAGAATACGTAAGAGAACCATCTGTTAAATTCATTAACATTACAAATGTGGCTTTAGGATGATATCCTTGGTGGGTATTTTCTCCATAAACTTTATCAGTCGCACTAAGAGCAAAATCGCGAACATAATAATCTATTTTTGTTCCGTATAATCTTATTTGCTCTTTCCACCATCTTTTATATGTTTGAGCCCTTTCATTAGTACCACTTAATTTATAATTAAACCGGGTAGTATTTTCAGCGTCTTCATAATACTTTACTGCATTAATTGTCGTTGTAAGAAATGCTCCCATTATTTTTTAATATAATATTTATTATCTGCAATATAAAACGTTATACCTGTATTACCTAAATTACGGGAACCTATCTCTTCTAGATCAGTAATTTCAAACATGTTTTTTACTGATTGTACTTCTTGGTCATCTAACAAAAATAGACCTGATTGCATATTTTTAAGAGTTTCTAATTTTTTTGGATAATTTGGATCAGCATGATGAACAGCTGGTAAGAGCTTATTATCTTTTGCCCCAGTAGATCCTCTAAATCGCCTACTACCTAATATATTTCTCACTTTGACAAGCTCTAATACTCTCGTCCGACGTGGTTGCCTAAGAAGCTCTAGAAATATCTTTTTAAACATTTTAATTATTTAATAAAAAAAGCCCCCTGCAATGCAAGGGGCCCTTTAAAGGTTTTTTTATATTTGTCAGTTAGACGGCTTGTTTACCAGGTTTCCCAGAATTCTTAGCAACACCAGGCTTTTTACCATCACCTGTCTGCTCCGTACCTTCCTTGTCTGTAACAGGAACGGCTCCATCACCAGAACTCTTACCACCTAAACTATCAGCAGCAGGATCTGTAGTCTTACCACCGCCGTCAGAAGGATCAGTACCAGGCTTCTTACCGTCACTAGTTTGTGTAGTATCCTCTTGGACACTATCTTCTAGTTCGTCGGTATCGGCTAACGGATCCTCGGCGTCAATGTCGCCAAGATCTTCGTCATCTGATGGAAGCTGATCAACAACAGCTTTAAGAGCCGCGGCTTGATCTGGTGTTAATGTTACTGTGACTTCCTCGCCACCTTCGTCGCCGAATTCATCACCAGCATCGGGAGCAAGTTCATCATCACCGATTCCGAGCTCGAAGTCTTTGTCGTCTTCACCCATTACGCTCTCATAGAGCTTATCAAATATTGATTTATCTTCTGACATAATAGTACCTTTGTTAGAAGTATTTATACTCTCCTTAACTGATTTCTTCTTTTTCTCAGACTTTTTTTCTTCTTTATCTTCAGCCGCCTCAACTGGTTCCTGTAAGTCTTCTTTAGCTCCACCGACATCCTTACTTTTTTCGTCAGCGCTTACTTCACCTTTTGGTCGTTGAGTTTTTGAATCTACCTCAGATACCTTCTCATCCGGTTTCTTAAAATCTTTACCAGTCTCAGCTTTTTCACGGACTTTATATTTACTAGACGTTAAACTATTCTCATAATCACTCATAACACTCTCCCAACCATCATCAAGCCCGGGGTCTGGT